AAGTTATTATAAAGAAGATAAGTATTTTGTAAAAACAGATCAAATATTTCTTTATAAAAGAGATGATAAATGGAATGCTCCAAAGGGGTATTGTTTTATCAAACCAATTGAATCAAATAATATATTATTAGAAAAAGAAGTTCCATTAAGAGGTATTATCAAATATGTTGATAAAGAGCTTGAAGATATAAATAAAGAAGATTTAGTTGGATTTACGCCAAGCAGTGAATATGAATTTATTGTTGATGGCGAAAGATTGTATAGAGTATTAACTAATTCAATATCTATTAAGTATGAACGTCAAGGAAACGAAAAAGAATATAATCCAAGCTGGGCAAAAAGCTGTTGAAGAATTAATTAAAGTAGCTAAAGAAGCTATTGTGGATTCTGACGATGATATTTCAGCGGATAGATTGAAAAACGCGGCAGCAACAAAAAAGCTAGCTATATTCGATGCGTTTGAAATATTGAATAGGCTCGAAGAAGAAAAAGCGTTATTAGATAATAAACCTTTAGAAAATAAAGAACAAAGTTTTTCAGGGTTTGCAGAAAGAAGATCTAAGTAATGTATAAACAAACATTATATAGCGTTATAGAGCCTATAAAAATCAATACGATTAAAAGGCTTAATAAAGCAAAAAAGTGGAAATACGGGTATAATAAAGAGCACGACGTGGTTGTTATAAGCAAGACTGGTGTGATAGGTGAGATATATGAAATACAAAATCTTAAAATAGCTCTCCCAAAGCAACCTAAAGATGTTTTTAAAGGCAACGATAAATGGGAGCCACGAGAATACCCGAAAGAATTAAACAAAATAAAAACAATATTTGACTGGCGTGATTTACCAGCGGATTTTAAAAGTAATTGGCATGGGTATATTGATTCAGAATTTATTAGGAGAGAAGAAGGTTTTTGGTTTTATAACAAAGGCACTCCTACTTATATCACTGGCACTCATTATATGTACTTGCAGTGGTCCAAGATTGATGTTGGGAAGCCAGACTTTCGAGAGGCAAATAGATTATTCTATATTTTCTGGGAAGCTTGTAAGGCAGATGTACGATCCTACGGGATGTGCTACCTTAAGAACCGTAGATCTGGTTTCTCATTCATGGCCTCGGGAGAGGTGGTTAATTTGGCGACCATATCCTCTGACTCAAGATATGGAATTTTATCGAAGTCTGGGGCTGATGCCAAGAAGATGTTTACCGATAAGGTGGTACCCATTTCAGTTAACTATCCCTTCTTTTTCAAGCCCATCCAGGACGGAATGGACCGTCCAAAGACCGAGCTTGCCTACAGAGTCCCAGCCAGTAAGTTTACCAGAAGAAAACTTACCGCTAACGAAGCCATCGAGGATATACAAGGTCTCGACACCACGATCGATTGGAAGAACACGGGGGATAACTCCTACGATGGAGAGAAACTCGCCCTCCTTGTTCATGACGAAGCCGGCAAATGGGAACGCCCCGAGAACATCCTCAACAACTGGCGTGTTACGAAAACCACCCTTAGATTAGGTAGCAGAGTAATAGGTAAATGTATGATGGGTTCAACAAGTAATTCATCAGATAAAGGTGGTGAAAACTTTAAAAAACTATATAATGATTCAGACGTTACCAAAAGAAACCGCAATGGACAGACTCGCTCGGGGTTATATAGTTTGTTCATACCTATGGAATGGAATTTCGAAGGATTCATTGATTCTTATGGAATACCTGTATTCGAAACACCCGAAACAGCTATTGAAGCTCCACTCGGAGATGAAATTAATATCGGCGTTATCGAACACTGGGAGAATGAAGTTGAAGGTTTAAAGAGTGATCAAGACGCTTTAAACGAATTTTATAGACAGTTTCCAAGAACAGAAGAACACGCTTTTAGAGATGAAACAAAAAATAGTATATTTAATTTAGCAAAAATATACGAACAAATTGATTATAATGATGAAGTTGCAAATTTGTCACAAGTTACAGTTGGTAGCTTTACGTGGAAAAATGGAGTTAAAGATACAAAAGTACAATTTACACCAAACCCTAGCGGAAGATTTAAAATCAGCTGGGTTCCGGGTTTAAAGCTTCAAAATAGCATTGTAATTAAAAACGGGATTAAACACCCTGGTAATGAGCACATGGGTGCATTTGGTTGTGATAGCTATGATATATCAGGAACAACCGACGGGCAAGGTTCGAAAGGTTCTTTGCATGGATTAACAAAATTTAGTATGGAAAATGCCCCTGCTAATATGTTTTTTTTAGAATACATAGCAAGACCACAAACCGCTGAGATGTTTTTTGAAGATGTGTTAATGGCATTAGTGTTTTATGGCATGCCACTACTTGCTGAAAACAATAAACCGAGACTTTTATATTATTTAAAAAGAAGAGGTTATAGAGGTTATTCTATGAATAGACCTGACAAAGCAAGAAACAAATTATCTGTTACGGAAAAAGAAATAGGTGGTATACCTAATTCAAGTGAAGATATAAGACAAGCGCACGCAGCTGCCATTGAAACATATATAAATGATTATGTGGGAATTATTAATGACGGCGAGTATGGTAGCTTATATTTTAATAGAACGTTAAACGATTGGGCTAAATTTGACATAAATAAAAGAACAAAGTTTGATGCCGCAATAAGCTCAGGGCTGGCTATTATGGCTTGTAATAAAAATAAATACAAACCAAGCGCTGAAAGAATTAAACAAAAAGTTAACATTACTTTGAACAAATACGAAAATAAAGGAACTATATCAAAAATAATAAAAAATTATGGCTGAATCAGTTATGAAAGATTACTTTCCAAGTCAAGCAGTTAGTGATGATGAAAAATTATCAATTGCTTACGGCTTAGAAGTTGCAAAAGCTATAGAAAATGAATGGTTTAAAAAATCATCTGGTATAAACAGATATTTACAAAATCAAAACAATTTCCATAAATTAAGGCTGTACGCTAGGGGCGAACAAAGCATACAAAAATACAAAGACGAATTATCTATTAATGGTGATTTGTCATATTTAAATTTAGACTGGAAGCCAGTTCCTATTATACCTAAGTTTGTTGATATAGTTGTTAACGGTATTGCAGAAAGAACTTATGATATAAAGGCGTTTTCTCAAGATCCATCTGGTGTTAATCAAAGGACAGCTTATATGAAGCGTATAATGATTGACATGCAAACTCAAGAAGTTAACCAGTTTGTTTCTCAAAATTTTGGTATAGATCTTTCAACAATGCCTCAAAGCGAGTTACCTGAAAACAATGAAGAACTGCAACTGCATATGCAATTAAGTTACAAGCAAGCTGTAGAAATTGCTGAAGAGCAAGCTATATCTACTGTTTTCAATTTAAATAACTATGAGTTAATAAAGAAAAGATTTTATTATGACTTAACCGTTTTAGGTATGGGTTGTGTTAAAAATACTTTTAATAATGCAGAAGGTATTAAAATAGAATATGTTGACCCTGCTAATATAGTTTATTCCCACACTGAATCACCTTATTTTGACGATGTATATTACGTAGGTGAAATGAAAAAAGTAAACCTAGTAGATTTAAAGAAGGAATTCCCTGATTTAATGGACGAGGATATGCAAGGGTTAATAAAAAACGGCGGTGCAAACTATAATTTATACAATAGACATACTAGCGGTTCAAATAAAACAGACAATAATTCTGTGGAAGTTTTGTATTTTAATTATAAAACTTACATGAACGAAGTATATAAAGTAAAAGAAACAGCAACAGGGGCTGAAAAAATTATTAAGAAGACTGATGCGTTTAACCCACCAACAACCGAAGGATTAAGGTTTGAAAGAATTGCAAAAAATATAGAAGTTTTATACGAGGGTGTATATGTCCCAGGTGCAAGAAAATTGTTAAAGTGGAATTTATGCGAGAATATGTTGCGTGAAAAAAGCGACGTAAATAAGGTTAAATTAAATTACTCTATAGTAGCGCCTAGAATATATAACGGCAAGGTTGAATCTTTAGTTGGCAGAATAACAAGTTTTGCTGATATGATACAATTAACTCATTTAAAAATACAGCAAATTTTATCAAGAATGGTTCCCGATGGAGTTTACGTTGATGCAGATGGTCTTGCTGAAGTTGATTTGGGTAATGGTAGTAATTACAATCCTCAAGAAGCA